ATTTAATAATTCTTGATTTTCTCCTGCTGGCATTAAATAAATTTTATTTCTATCTATATGCTCCATATATACATCAATAATTTCTTCCCATTCTTTAAGTTTATTAATAACAAATTTAAATATAGTGTTGTATTTATTTAATTCAATAATAACATCTTTTTTAAATGTCATTGATCTGTCGTTACCACTATTTAATAATTTAGGACTACAATTCCATAGGTCAATATTTAATAATAAATATTCATTAGGCATTATTGTTCCATTTGTTTCAACTTCAAAATATGCGTGTGGATTAATTTCTTTGTAAACGAATTTCATAAATTCTTCTAATCCCTTTTGTTGCATCGTTGGTTCTCCGCCAGTCAAAATAACATGAGCTCCTAGTTTTATTGCTTTTATACATTCTTCGTCTAAAATTTCATTTACTGGTTTTGAGGTAGCTTTCATCCATACTTCTACTGTATCACATCTAAATTCTGCGCCATTATGTAATTCTCCATCAAATTGAGTTCCCATACCGCCACACATAAGATTACAACCTCCTAATCTAACAAATACACTTGGAATACCAACTGTTTTACCTTCTCCTTGTATTGAATAAAATACCTCGCTAATTGCTAATTTCTGATCCATTATATATAATAGTTGATGATTTTGTTTCTGCTAATTGTATTTCACAAATAGGTAGTTTTGCTTCATTTTTAATTCTTGTAAATAACCAAATAGCCATATTTTCAGCACTAGATTCAAAAGGTAATTTTCTGTATGGCTCATTAGCTAAATCAAGCACATCACATAAAGAATCTTTATCCCATAATAAAAAATAGTGATCATAATATTTTATTATTGGCTCTACAAGAGCATCTATATCACTAAACAAAACAGTTAATCCATTTTTTATATTAGTAAATTCAAACTTACAAATAACATCGTAAGTATGTCCGTGTAATCTTCCACACTTTTCTCCTGCGGATTTATTTCTATGACCTGCATAAAAATAATATTTTTTTTGAATTTTTATCATGATTGAGTTCCTGCTAGTTTCGCATATTTGATTTTTAATATTTCGCATTGATGAATCAACACACTATAATTTAACTGTGCTTTTTCAGTCAAATTAAGATTATATTTTTCTACAAAGTTATTAATTTTGTTTTTATAATTTGAAATTATTTCTTCATTATTAAGATTTTTCATTAATTTCTTATCTCCTAATGAATCTAAAACACCATATCTGACTGGAGTAAGCCAACTAGTTGAATCACTCGTAGAACAAAAATTACAATCTCTCAAAAGTTTTATTTCGGTACATCCAAGTAGGTGTATATCTATTTCTGGTTTTTTATTTTTAATGTAATTAGCTAATTGATATACATATTCTTTTTTCTTAATAATTCTTAATTCTGGTATGCTTAAAGCTATGTAATCACTATACTCTATCATCTTATCTAATCCCTTTCTACCATCTTCAAAATGAAAAACATTAATTTGTCTATTTGGAAGATTTTCTTTCATATATTCTCTAAACTCCCAAGCTGCATCTACACCTAATATTTTTTGACAATCAACTTCAACATAAGTGCCTTTAAAATTATTTACTTTTATAAATTCTATAATAAGATTTACCCATTCAAATAAGAATTTTTTATCTTTTTTACCTTTTGCAGCACCAAACATTAAAGTAAATAAACCACTATCCATTATTGTATGTCTAGAATGTTTATCAATAATTTTAGGTACTTCGCTTATTGAAGTATTTTTATTGCCAATTTTATTTACTATAAAAGGATATACTGTAAAAAGAGAATAATTTACTTTAGCTGCATTTACACATAAAAAATGTGGTAAAGTTTCACAACCAGCAAAATGAACTTTTAAATTTTCTTGATTAGGAATAATCATATATCTACTCTTGCACCACCTCTATTATCTTCAAAAACTTCTACCCATATACAACCCTCATCTTGAAAATGTTGTAATATATCTTCTGCAATCATTTCACAACTCATACTATCAAATTCTAATATTGATCCATAACATTCAGTTAAATAGTATTGAACTATTTCTTCTTCCATAAATATTTCTATTTGTCTGTCAGGATCAATAACTTTATAACCTAATCTAAATCTAAAATTATGTCTGTGTTTGTGAGATAAAAATTTAACTTGTTCTGGAGCATTCACCCATTTGTGAAATCCAACCATTTCAAAATCTAATATTACTGTTCGTTTAACTTGAGAATTTTCCATAATGCTTTTTCTAGTTTTTCGTCAATTTTTAATAATGCCTCTTGAACTTTTAATCCATCTTCTTGACTAAATTCAAAAGATATTTTAAATTTACTACTTTCTACATTGGAATCCGAATTTTCTGAAAAAAAATTTTCAATTTCTGTATCATCATAATCATATTTAACAACATTAACTCCCCAATCATTTAAAGGTAAATCTGACCATTCATTACCTAAAATATCCCAATCCCATTCTCCAAAACTTGAGTTATCTTTAATTATAAACTCTTTTTTTTGTTCTTCTGACCAATCTAATACCTGATCAATATATACTTCAAATAAACCAGCAGATTTACATGCTTTTAATCTCATGTTACCGCCTAAAACTACCATATTTTCATCTACTACAATAGGTCGTTTTTCAAGCATTTCCGGAAAACTTTTTATTGAATTAACTAATTTTTTAAACTTTGCTTTGTTTATATATCTAGGATTATTTTTATTTTCATTAACAGTTTTAATATTTACTAATTGTATCATGTTTGCTTATTTTGATTATACAAATATAAATATAAATCCCATATTTTATCACTTCCTATTTTTTGGTTTTTATATGTTTGTGGTGATTTAGTTATTAATCCATTGTCGTTTACTTCGATATAACATTCTTTTTTATATTGAACTGGTACTATATAAATTTTAATATTTTTATCTAAACACCAACTTTGAGCTTTAAGGTATATATTCATAATTATATTTATTTATCATTTCTTTACATCCTATACAAGTTAAATCTGACCAACTAAAATGATATACTTTAAAACATGCACTACAATTAGGACAAACAATAATTTTACCTAATCCAGCTCTTGTATGTTTATTTACTTTTTTTAATCCCATGGTATATTAGTTTTAATTTTTAAAGCTGGAGAATCATTATCTATACATCTATATACTCCACCATTTTTAAAATCAGGAGCAACATAAAAACTACCTAATTGACCATTTTCTTTTCTTTTAACTTTTTCAATATAAACAGTAACTAAATCACTACTGAATTGAGTTTTTTGACCAATATTTCTAAATACTATCATACCATTGTAACACTTATTAAAAAAATCTGCTGATCCACTAATACTGTATAATGTTGGTTTTTTATATTGACCATTTTCACTTTCAATTTTTCTTGGGTGTGCTACTAAAAATAAATGTGTATTTGTTTGTTGACAGAATTGAGTAATTTGGCTTAACTCCCTTCCTATATAACTAAAATCTCTTTGTGCCGAATGATCTAGCATATTCCAAGGATCAATAACACATACGTTTATTCCTTTTTGTAATACTAATTGTTTAAATAATTTTAAAATACCTTTTAGAGTTAAATTTTCTAAATCTATTTTAATCCAAAAAAAATGATCTTCTATAAAATCTTTAACTTGATTTAAATCATCGTTATTACAATTTTTACCCATTAATTTATTTGCTATTCTTTTTATATGACCCTCGTATGGAAAACTTTCTGGAGAAAACATGGCACACCTAAAATCGTGATCAACAGCCATATTACATAACATTTGATCTAAAACGTCAGATTTTCCACTATTAGGAATTCCACTTACTACCGTCCATTCTCCCATTCCTATTTTTAAATAATCAGTACTATTTGGTAATCCTACATCATAATTTTTAACTCCATTCTCATTATAATTTAAAACATTTTTCCATAAATTACCAATATTTAAAACACCTTCTAAAGGAAAATTTTTAGCTTGATCTATAATATTTCTTAATACATCAACACCTTTTTTCACTAATACCTCATTAGCATCTTTAAATTCTCCAAACTCTACATATTTACATCTGTATCTTCCAAATCTTCTAGATAATTCATTTCTTAATTGTAAACCAGCATCATCATTATCAGTACATAAAATAATTTGTTTTTTATTATCAAAATATTTCCAACAATTATCTAAATAATCTAATCTTTGATTCCCTTTACTAGCACCATTTGGAACACTACATACACTATACAAACCAGCTTCATGTAAACTTAAAGCATCCATTTCTCCTTCAACTATGTAACATTTTTCTGAACTTTTTATATTATTTAAACCATAAAAAATTAATTCAGCACCGGAAACTAATTTAAAATTCTTTTGTGAATCTCTAAATTTAACATTAATTATTTCTTCATTTCTGTAATAATTGAAATTTATACATTTTCTTTTTGCTTGTACTTGAGGGATATATTCTAATGATTCTCCTACTTTCCAATGTATTAAAGTTGGCTCAGAAATTAATCTTTTATTAAACCATTTAATTACTCTTTCAGTAATATTAGAATTAATTTTTGGAGGTAAAATATATTCTTTTTTCTTTTGAAATTTAATATTACCACCCCACCCACAATGATGACAATTATATAATCCATCATCAATATTAACACTTAAACAAGGATCATTTTTTTTTCTTCTAGTACTTGAACATTTAGGACATAACGTATGAACTTGACCAGATGACTGTTTTAGTTTAATACCTAAATCTTGTAATGATGAGTAGTTGTTCATATATCTAAATCCTGAATGTCTAACAATAATTTTTTTTCTACAACATAACTTTCAACTTTTGTCATTTTTATATTTTTTTCTTGAAAAACCATTTTATTAGTAGCAAATCCTTCAAACCTATATCTAGGATAAATACAACTAAATAAAGCAAATAAATTACAGTTACTTTTTGCATATTTTGGTATCATTAATGGATTATTATAATTTCTATTAACCTTAACATCAACTGTATTATTAATAAAAACAGCATCAAAATAATCTGATCCTAATTCTTTTGAAGTATTATGTATTTTAAAATCAGGATATAAATTTAATTCTCTACAAAAAATAAATTCAGCTCCAAAGCCAACAATATTCAGTTTTACATCACTTTTATCATTTACTGTCTTAAAACCATTCCAACCAGTTTTTATTTTATTATTATGTCTTTGATTAGCTGCTAACTCAACTATTTGTTTTTCGTAATTATCCAGTTTGTATATTTTGCCTTTTTTCATTGTTTGTTTTTTCTGTTTTTATATAATTCCATAAATCTGTCTATAAATTTCATTCCATATTTATCAAGGTGCCTTAATTTTATTAATGTTAAAAAATTAGTTTTCCAAAAATCATCTAACCTTATAAACTGACAAGCTAAATAAACGTCTTTAAGATCGTACTTATCGATCCTTTCTATTTTATCTAAACACTCTATCCATTTTTTTAATTGTGTTTCTGAATTAGGTTTATATCGTTCTGGAAACAATTCTATAAAATGTAAATAACTCTTTAAAATAGTTTCACTAATATTACTTTTATATATATATATATTATTATATATAATATTACTTTGTGGCGATTTTTCCAGCGCTGGTTTTTCCATGCGTGGTTTTTTCGTGTCTGGTTTTTCATTTAGATAATAATTAGTGCCAACATATTTACCTTTTTTAGAAATACGTTCTCTAATTAAATAGCCGTTATCAATTAATTCTTTTAATCTTTTTCTAATTGTATCTCTCCCTTGTTTAAAATGGCCGCAAATAAATTCTGTTGTAATAACTTGTTTTGAGGTATGACTAAACATCCAACAATATAAACCAGTAGCACCAATACTTATATTTTTATGTCTAAATATATTACTTGGTACAATAGTAAAATTGTCAAACTTTTTAGGTTTGTAAATTCGATTATATTCCATAATTGATTTTATAAACTAACTTTCGTCAATTAATCCTTTTATACTATCACAAAAACTTCTTAATTTTTTATACATTGATTTATATTCTTCATAGGTAATATCTTTTTCTTCATATAAAAAAAACAACAATTCACTTAATAATACATATTCAGTTTCTGTTGAATAACCTACATATTTATAATCATATTTAAAACCATCAGTTGAGTCAACAGTCCATCTACATTTTTGAGTTAATTCATCAAAGTAGATTGATTTATGTTTTGCCATCTTTTAAATAATTATTAATTTCATTTATTACATTCTCATAATTGTTATGCCAACAAGATTTCCAATTGTTTTTTTCTAATTTATCTAACCAATATTTTTGATTATTTGTAGGTTTATTATAACCTACTTTTAATTCTATTGCTAATCCATTATAATTATCATTTGGTGTAAAAATCATTATATCAGGTAAACCAGCTTTTGATCCTAAAAATTTCATTTTAAATTGTTCAAATGGTGTTCTTTTACCCTCGTTTGATACATGAGTGTAAAGTACANTCGGATAATTATATTTAATATAATTCATTATTTTGTTTTGTAAAATATCTTCTTTACCTAAATATTTTAAATAAGGATTTCTTTTCATATAACAAAATTATATAAAAATTACTCTATTTCAGACAATTTATATATAAGTTCATTTAATTCATCAATCTCACCTCTTAATAACTCAGTTTCAAATAATAAATTATTATATTTTAAAACTAACTTTTTTGCTGATAATTCCTCATTATGGAAACAAAAAAACTTGAGTTTTGTCATTACCAATTCATAATCTCTTTGTAATTGTTTATTATATTTTAATAAATCTGGCAAACTTTTTAAACTCCATAAAACAGTTGCGTGATTTTTATTTAAAGAATCAGAAATTTGGTGATATGGTATATTTAAATAATCTCTACATGCTTTATAATAACAAGCTCTAGCAAATACATATCTTTCTTTTCTAGTATTATTATTTATATCTAAATTAAAATGTCTGTTAACTATTTTTTTTAATTCTTCCATTTTCTTCTTATTAAGTAACTTCCATCATCACATTGTTCACCATCATATAGAGTTATATTACCATCTTTTATATATTTTTTCCATTGCTCTAATGCTTTTTTATAAAGTACTCTACCCTCCTCTATAAAATCATCGTCTAATGTATGTACAACAGTTGTGTAAGGGTGATTAGTTTCAACACATATAAATTTAAAATTATCTATATTAAGCATGTCCATATAAAAAGCAGCTTGAATATGGTAAGAATATTTTAAAACGTCTAATTTAAATTGTTTAGGTGTATTTCTTTGACAAGTTTTTACATCAGAAATATAATTACCAATATTATTAACTACATCAGGACGTATTCTAACGTCTATTCCGTCGTGTTTTTTATAATGAGATAACTCTTTTTCTCCTTTAGTATATTTTATAGCAATATTATTTTTATTATAATTCCAATTAATTTGTTTTAT